TTCCCTGGTGGTTGTAATCCATTCCCCGTTCGCCTTGTACTTCGCTTCGATCCTGGCAATCATGTCCTTCAGCATCGGTATGCTTTCCGCGCCCGACTTCCCATATATGCCCCGGATGCCATACATAATCTCACCATTGCCGCCATCGTTGGCAAACCGCTCGTCGCCCTCAGTGGCGTCATAGTAGTAACTGGCGTAATTCCAGGTGATGTTCAGCCACATCTCCCGCGTTCCGTTCATGGCATAGGTCCCGCCGCGCATCATGTGCTCCGTCTCTGCCATCAGCGTCTTGCCGGTCACGCGGTCCTTTAGCGAAATGTCATAGCTCACGCTGTCTCCCTCCTCACAAGCCGGTACCTCGCATACGCCGTCTTCTCCCCATACCGATTGACCCCGGTCTCCCGCTCGGTGGAGATCACATGCCCCTGCTTTTTGAGGTCCCAAATCCGCGCCCCGAGCCGCATGATGCCGTACTCTGAAAGCGCCTCCACCGGCGTGATGCTCCCGTAATCCTGAAGGTGCCGCAGCACCCGGTCCGTCTGCGTCATGCCCGCCATTGCTCACACCTCCCGATGAAGCGACCGCTGCGCCTCGAAGCCCTCAGGATATCGCTTCCGCAGTTTCTCCACGTTGTGCCGGGCCACTTCCTCCAGCGTCAGCCCCATGGCCCTGGCCGTCTCCGCCACGTACCACATCACGTCGCCCAGCTCGTCCTCCAGCGCGTCCACGAACAGCCGCCCGTCCTGGAAATAGTGCTTCTTCACCAAATCCGCGCACTCTCCGGCCTCCCCGGCCAGCCCCAGCACCCCGTTGAACAGGTGCCCCTTGGCGTCCAGCGCCCGATTGCTTGTCCGCTGCGCCAATTCCTGATACTCATTCAGCGTCATTCCCATCCCCCTGCCTTTCCAGCCGCGCGATCTCAAAGTCGATGTACTGCCGCGCCTTCTTCAAATCCTCCACTTCCTTCAGCGGGTCCTTGCGCCCCGCCCGGGCGATATACTTGATGGCGTTCCCCCTGTTGAACCCCTCGCCGAAGCCCCACGCCTCGATGGCGTCGATCACCTCAATCCCGCCCATCTGATAGTGGTCAGGATGCGCCACGCTGTTACCCATCCTCTTCCTCCTTCTTAATCAATCCGTGAAGGATGTTCACCTCCACAGGCTTCCAAAGCGCGATGATCCCCAGGAGCACGCACACCCCCAGAAACCGCCAGAAGTCCTCGAATATGAATTTCAATACCTCCAGCAACCTTATCACCTCTCCCTCAAAACCAGTTCCTTCCCGTCGATCTTCACGATGTCATACACCGAGCTCACCGTCTCCAGCGAGATCGGACCGTTCACGCAGCACCTTATCTCCTTGACCTTTGGCCTGTTCAGCGCCACGGTCCCGACCACCGTGAACCCGACCGCCAGCGCCAGCATCACCAGCGCCCCCTTCCAGCCGTGCTCTATATAGGTCATCACCGCGCCAAAGATAAATGCAGCCGCGAGCAAAAATCCAATCGCCACAAGAAACTGCGCCGTGCTTCCCATCACGTAACGGCTGTTCATCTCAATCAATCCGCCCGTCAGCTCTCCCATCCGTACATCCTCCTAACCCTTCTCCTGTATCCGGTCCATCGGCTCCCTGAACTGAATCTCCAGCTTCATTTCATCCAGCACCCGGTCCGCGAACTCCTGCCCGTCCATCGTGTAGATCAACTGCTCGTCGATGTGCCGCAGCACGTCCATGCAGCGCTTGCTCCCAAAGCCGTACAACTCCTTCAGCGCCAGGCACACCGCCGCGTAGCAGCCCTTGGTGATCGGCTCCGCCGCGGCCCTGAACCCCTCGTCAAAGCCCCTGTCGTACTCCGCCTTCAGGTCCTTTGGGGAAATCCCCTGCTGGGAAAGCCGCTCTACCGCCGCTGACCTGGCCGCCATCTCCCGCTTCTTCCATTCCGGAATGTCCAGCGCCGCCCGGCGGTCCCTGCGCGCCTGCTCCCGTCGCGCCTCGCGCCCGCTCAAAACCTGCGTCCCCTTTGTCCAGCTCATGCTATCCCTCCTTCGGCTCAACGCCTTCTACCTGAGATAACGCCCAGAATAAACCCGACTGTATATCCTGTCAACACTCCAGCAATTCCGACGATGCACATTACCGGCATACCAGTCAGCCCTCCTTCGGCCCAATCCCCAACATCTGCGCGATGTCGGCGTGGATGGGCTGCTGCATTGCGTATATAGCAAATGATATCGTTGTTTCTCCGCTCCCGTGCGGAATTACTTTTTCAAGGTATTCTCCCCACGTTGGATATACCGGCTCCGGGTGTTCCTCCACCCATTTCTCCACCACTCGCTCGACCTTTTCCACGTCCTCCGGCTTCACCGCGCACGGCAGCTTGTCGCAAACGCTGTTTTTATCGAGCGGGCAGCCCTCGCACTGAAAGTCCAACCCGGCCCGCTCGGAGATCCCCTCCTGCGCCGCGCAAAACCGCCTGAACTGCCTCATCATTTCCCCGTATTCCATCCCTGTACTCCCTTCTTCAAAGTCCTCTGGTGAATCCTGTACTTCCTCTCGCTGTCCCGGCGCATCTCCCGGCACCGCTCACACCTCGTTCGCCCCTCCACGGTCTTCCTGCCGCAGTCGATGCACAGCCCCGCGTCGATCCTCGCCTTGCGCAGGGCGTACTTCCTTGCGTGATCCGGGTCATTGCGCCTTTCCCGTTCCCTCAGCGCCTCCAGGCACGCCTTGCACATGCTCTTTCCCGGCTCCGCCCACGTCTTCCCGCACTCGGTGCAAATTCCTTCCTCCCTGCGCCGCGCCCGCTGCTCCCTCAGATACTCACTTCGCTTCGCGCCGCGCCCGTTCCGGCATTTCTCGCAGGTCCTGAACTTCCCATCCGTCAATTCCCCGCCGCACTGCGAACACCGTCCCTCGCTCACCCACAGCGCCCGCCGCTGCCTCAAATATTCGTTCCGCGCCTTCGCGCACACCTCGCACAGCTTCTTCCCAGGAACCACCATCCGCGCCCCTGAACACCTCGGGCACCTTCCCCGCGCCAGGTAATACGCCCAATTCTCCCTGTCGTTCCGGGGAGACACGGGGACGGTTCTTCCGTCTGCTCCCAGTTTCCCGATAGAGCACCCCAGCCCCATCCTGTCTCCCGCCTGTCGCCTCACTCTCACCCAATCCTCCGCTTCTCCACTTCCACAATCTTCCTCTTGCAATAGGGGCACGCCTTGAACGCGAAATTCCAGTACAGTATCGCCTGGCACTTTTCGCATTTCAATTCCCCGAACACCGCGTCCCATACCAGCCTGGTTTCACCGCGCACCAGCGACTTTCGCCTCATTGCATCTTCGCCCCTTCCCGTACTTCCTCGTATTCGCCAGCAGCGCCGCCCTGTACGCGTCGCAGCCGTCCGACAGGTTGATACACCGCATATGCGGGCAATTCAGGCACACGTCGCACACCTCGCGCTTGTAGATCGCCGCCGTCATCACGATCTGCCCGGATATCTCCCCGTTCATGCCTCGTCACCCGTATCTTCCACTTCGGCGTCTTTGGCGCTGCCGTATACCACATTGGTCTTGTGCGTGCAGTAGGTCTCATACAGCCTGCGAATCGCGTCGGCGCCCTCGCTCTGCTCCGCCTTGACCCGCTCATACAAGTCCTTAATGTCCTTGCGCATCGCCTTGTTGGCGCACCGAGCCGCCGCAAACCTGCCCTTCATGTTTCCCAGCCGCAGCGCGGGCATCGCCAGATTGCAGCACATTCGGTACTCATCCGGCGTCAGCGAAAACATCTTCAGCACATCGCCCACTGTGTTGTTCTTCTGGTGCGTCTCCACCAGATAGTCGATCACGGTCACGATATCCCGCTGTTCCTTCAAATTCAAAAGACGCATATCTATCCCTCGATTCCCGTATGTCCGATTACTTCAATGGCTTCCGACGCTCAATCCCGCTGATGTACCTGCGCTTGCTGTCCATCAGCGCCCGCCGCTTCCTGCTGAATATGAAGCGGTTCACGTCGCAGTCCCTTTCCTTCTGCTTCCGTATCCTCTCTTTCTCCATGGCGTGTATCGCTACGTATTCCGCCCACCTCTCACATCCTTCCCGGCAGCCCACGCGCCGCTCCCCGCAATCCGTTCCGGTCTCCTCGTCGTAACAGGGTGGTCTGGTCATCTGAACTTCCTCCTCGCGTACTCGGCCATCAACAGCGCCTCTGCCATCCCGTCCGAATCCTTCTTGCACTTCTCCGTTGGCCGCAAGTTCACCTCGGTGAACAGATACCTGCAAACCCTGACGCTCTCCGCCTTATCCTTGCCGATCAGGCTGAACTCCTTCTTCCACGTCCCCGGCGGCACCAGCTGTACCCCGATGCCCAGCGCCGCCAGCACGCCCAGTATGTACCCATACCCCTGTCCGAAGGTGAACATGCTCGTCACGCCCTGCCCAGGATGCGCCCCGACCTTCTCCACGCAGGCCATCGCCCTGTCATCCAGTCTGGTGGCCGTAACCCGCATATCTTCGACAAACCGTTGCTCGTCCCACGGATAAGCCCTCGCGCCCGTATCGTCAATCAGCGCGTATCCACCCTTCTTCCCCGGGTCAACCCCTATGTAGATCAACGTTCACCCCTCCTTCAAAGACACGGGGACGGTTCTTCCGTCTGCTCCCCCGCCCCCGTCCCTCGTCCGAATCAGCCGGTCGCTCCCGTCCTCACCGGCAGCACCATGTAAATCACGTCGTCGTCACCGCTCATCGTACAGGGCGAAATCGCGCCGTTCATGTTCAGCGTCACCTCATCCCCGGCCACGCTTCTCAGCGCGTCGGAAATGTACTTCACGTTGAAGGCGATGTCCAGCTCCGCGCCCTCCAGCGCCATGCTCACCGCCTCATGCACATCGCCGATCTGGCTCTTGCTCTCCACGGCCATCTCGTCCCCGTGCATCCTCAGCACCACCAGATTGTTGTTGCCCTGCCTGGCAATCAGGGAAGCCCGGTCCACGGCCCTGCGCAGCGCGTCCACGCCCACCGTCGCCCGCGTGGCGTAGGACTTCGGCATAATGCCGCGCCAGTTCACGAACTCGCCTTCAATCAGCGTGGCGTAAAACACCGTGCCCGCCACGTTCGCCATCAGTTTGCCGCCACCGATGGACAGCTGTACCATTTCCGCCATGTCGTCCCCCAGCAGCTTCCCCAGGTCCATGAGCGCCTTGCCGGGAATAATGGCCGCGCAGTCCTCCGCGCAGGTGACGCCCTTGCAAACCGCCATCCTGAAGCCGTCCAGCCCGACCATGCACATGTCGCCCCGCTTGCACTCCAGCAGCGCCCCGGTCAGCACCTCGCGCATGTCCTCCGTCGCCACGCAGAACGCCGTCTTCTCGATCATCCGCTTGAGCATCCCCTGCGGCAGTTCCAGCGCAATCTCCCCGGCGTCCACCGTCAGCGCCGGGAACAGCTCCGCGTCCTGTCCGGCCAGGTTCGTCCGGCTGTCGCCGCCCTTCACCGTGAAGACGAAGCGGTTGTTCATGCTCACCGTCACGTCCCCGTTTACCAGCCCGCGCACCACCTCGCCCAGCAGCTTGCCCGGAGCGACGCCCGAGCCCTCTTCCTCCACCGTCGCGGGAACATCCGTCACGATGGTCGTCCGCTCGTCCGAAGCCGTCAGCCGCACGCCTCCGTCCAGCGTCACAATCTTCACGCCCTCCAGCACCTGATTTACCGTCCGGGTCGGCAGCGCCCCGCTGACACGCCGCAGCCCCTCAGAAAGCGCCATACCGCTGCAAACAAATTTCATGATCTTCCATCTCCCTTCCACTCTTTCGCAAGACACGGGGACGGTTCTTCCGTCCGGCCCCTGCTTCCTCATCCGCAGATGGGGAAGTGGCCCGCAGGGCCGATAGGGTTCCCCGTCCCCTGTCAAATCACCCAATCCTCATCTGCTCCCCGTCTACCCCATCGTCTCCGTCGCCTTCCCCGATGAAGTCAAACAGCGTCGGCGCACCCGCCGCATCGTCCGCTTGCTGCAAATACCCCAGCCCGTCCCGGAAGTAATCGCTGTTCAGCTCGACCCCTATGCCAAACCTCCCCAGCGTCACGGCCCTGGTGGGCACCGTCATGATGCCCCCGAACGGGTCCAGCACCACGTCCCCAGGATTGGAATACCGGTTGATGAGCCGGTCCACGATGTCTATCTGGAGAGGGCAGACGTGGAGCATCCGCTTCTTCAGCTTCTGCGAGGTGTTGAACGTGCGCATCCGGTTCACGTCGTCCCACACATCCGTGGTCCAGCTTCCCGGCGCCACCACCATGAACGTCGCGGGCAGCCGCCCCTCCTTGTCCATCTGCTTCGCCAGCGCCACATGCTCCTCGTAGTTGTAAACGCTGTCCCGGCTGTACTTCCGGTACACCTTCTGCATCTGGCTCGTGGGAATGGAATACAACTCTTCCTTCGTCACCAGCCTGTCGCCGCTGCTCCTCCAATAGGCGTGGGCGTCGATCTGCCACTGCGCCCGGGTGTATTCCTCCTTGGTCTTTGTCACCGGCTCGTCGGCATAGGCCTTCGACGTGTCCGTGGGCAGCTTCCTGAACAGCAGTATGTACTCCGGGCACCCCACGCCCATCTTGCTGCCGTCCTTGCACTGCTCGCTCCACCCCAGCCGATAGGTCTGGTTGTTCTCCCGCACCACGTCGGTCACGACGGTAATCATGCCGAAATACTGGAAGCCGTGCTTCATCGTGTGCTGGATCGTCAGCGCGTGAAACGGCTCCATCGTCGGCATCCCGGTTCCCGTGGCGTTGCCGAACAGCACCCGGTCCTTCACATGGCAGGCGTACACCCGCCCGGGCTTCAGCACCCGCAGCAGGTTCGGCGTCAGGAAATCCATCTGCTTAAAGAAATCCTCGTCGTCCTGGTTCATGCCGAAGTCGTTGTAATTGTTGCTGTACTGGTAATGGTTGCCGAAGGGGATGCTCGTCACGATCTCATCCACGCTGCTCTCCGGCATCCGCGCCAGTTCGTCCACACAGTCGTTGTTGATGGCCCGGTAGTGCTTCCCGTTGACCTCCACGCGCTTCACTCCCATCGTATTTCTCAATTCGTCGAACCGCTTCACGTTCACAAGCCCATACTTCCGAACGATCTCGGTCATCTTCCTCACCATCTCGTCGTGCCGCTGCCACTTCTCCATCAGCGCCTTTTTGATCTCTTCCTCGCTCTCGGTGTAGATGATGTCTATAATCACCTTCTCCGTTTGCAGGAAGCGATATATCCTGTGAATCGCCTGTATGAAGTCGTTGAACTCATAGTCGATGCCCAGGAAGATCGCCCTGTGGCAGTGCCGCTGGAAGTTGCAGCCCTGGCCGGAGATGCTCTTCTTCGTCGCCAGCAGCCGAATCTTCCCGTCCGAGAAGTCGATCACCCGCTGCTCCCGCACGTCGTACTCCTGGCTGCCGTACACCTCCACGGCCTCGGGAATCGCCTTCTTGATGGCGTGCCGTTCGGCCTCCAGGTCATGCCAGAGTATGAAATGCGCCTCCGGGTCGCTTTCGACGATGCTGGCCATTTTGGCAACCCGGTCGTCGATGGAGTCCCGCTTTTCCTTCGCCGCGTCCTGCAATGAAAACGCCGCGTCCCGGATCAGCTTCATCTGCCCGTGCTTGTCCGCCCCGGCGGTGGTGTTGTCCACCGCCAGCCGGTGCCAGCGAATCTCCATCTCGGGAAGGTCATACCCGGCGTCGTCATAGCCCAAATCGGAGGGCTTCTCGATGAACAGCGCCCAGCTCGACATCCACAGCCAGAAGTCCTTTTCCCGGTGCGGATACAGCGTCAGCTTGTTCGCCTTTGTGGAATCCCGCTGAAACCACTTTGTCAAACAGGACCCCGTGTCCATGATCTCCAGATACCCGGAATAGTGGATCAGTTCCTTGTACTTGTTCGGCGAAGGCGTGGCCGTGCAAACCAGTTTGTAGGGAATCCCCTTGAGAATGGTCAAAAACTGCTGATAGGTCTTGCTCCCGTAGCTCCTCAGACAGCTCGCCTCGTCCAGCGACACCCCACCGAACTGCTTCGGGTCGATGTCTCCATCCCGCACCCGCTCATAATTGGTCAGCACAATCGCCGCGTCCGTCGCCGCCGCCTCCGCGTCCGTCCGCACGTAGGGCGGCGCCGCTTCCCATTTCAGCAGCCGAACGGCATCCAACTGAAACTCCTGCTTCACCCCCAGCGGGCACACGATCAGCACCCTGACCCCCGTCCGCTCGTGCAACAGCCGCGCCCATTCCAGCTGCTGGGCCGTCTTACCCAGCCCGAAGCTCTCAAACAGCGCCCGCCTGCCGCCCTTCAGGGCCCACAGCACCGCGTCCCGCTGATGGGGCTTCAGCGCCGGATTCACCGCCTCCGGCTCCACCACAATGCCGGTCTCCTCGGCAATGTCGATCTTTCCCTTCAAAAACTCCTCGTAAGTCATTTACACGTCCCTCATTATCTCGTTATACCGCATCACCGACGGGTCAAACATCACATTCACCATGCCCGTCGCCCCGTTCCGCTGCTTCGCCACGCAGATGGAGATGTACACGCTCCCGCCCTCCTGCATGGCGTAGAACCCGGCCACGTCCTTGGGGTTGATGCTCTTGTCGTCGTGGCTCTCCGGCCGATGCAGGAATATGATCCCGTCCGCGTCCTGCTCCACCGCGCCGCTCTGGGCCAGCTCCGCCATCGTCGGCATTCTTCCCTGAGCCGCCCGGTTCACCTGGCAAAGCGCCACCACCGGGATGTTCACCGCCATCGCCAGCCGCTTCAATTCCCTCGATATGTAGGAAACCTTCAGCCAGTTTTCCTTAAACTCCCTCTTGGTCCCCATGATGCCGATGTAGTCCACCACCAGCAGGTCGATCCCCTCATGCCGCGCCCGGTCCTTCACCGTGTCGAACACGCTCTCCACGGTGATCGGCTCCGGGTTGTCCGGGTCGTTGAATATGAACTCGAAGGGCATTCCCGTCATCTCGACCATCGCGTTTTGCAGCAGTTCCCAGTCGTCCGGCTCAATCTCCGCCTTCCTCAGCCTATCGCCGCTGACCCACGCGCCCCGGGAAAGCGTCCTCTGCCCCAGCCCGACCTTTCCCATCTCGCAACTCACGAACCCGACCTTAAACCCCTCTTTCGCCGCGTTCATGGCGATGTTCAGCCCGAAGGCCGTCTTGCCGACGCTGGGCCTGGCCGCCACCACCGTCATCTCCCCGCCAAACAGCCCGCCGATGATCCCGTCCAGGCTCTTGATGCCCGTGGGCAGCGCCCGTATCTCGCCCCGTGACCGCTTGTCCAGGTAGTCATAGGTGTCCAGGTTCACCTCGTCCAGCGGCACCCACTTCAGTTTTCCCCCGGTCTCAATGCCGTCCGCCACGTCCCGCAGCTGTTCCAGCACGTCCCCCACGTCGCTCGTTGGGTCCCGCAGCCCCTTCGCCAGCGCCTCCGCCGCCTGTATGGCCGCTCGGCGCTTTGAAAGCGCCTTCAATATGCGGATGTGATCGCCGATGGCCTCCGATTTGCCGGTCTTGATTCCGCCCGGCTGCATCAGCCCAATCATTTTCACCCGAAGGTTGTCCGCCGCGTCCGGGAACATCCGCGTAAACGCCGCGTCCACCGAAATCGGCTCGACCGTCCCGCCGTCTTCGGCCACCTGCGTCATTGCCTCAAACAGCCGCCGGTGGTCCAGGTCCGCAAAGTCCCCCGGCTTCAGCCCCGCCAGCACCTCGTCCTGAACCCTGGCCGCCTTGGTCAGCATCAGCAGCAGCACATTCTCCTCAGCGGGCATCGAAGCAAACCGCTTTCCCTCCGCCGCCGCCTGCAATTGCCCCTCGACATACCCCAGTTCAGCATCCTCGGCCATTGGCAATCACCTCCTTCCCCCAAAAGCCTTCCCCAGTGAGCGAAGCGAACGGTTCAGGGGAAGGTGGCTCGTAGCGCCGGAAGATGTCGTTCCCCGTCCCCCATCAGAACGGAAGACCCGGATCGTCAACTTCCTCAAACTGCCCTTCCCCGGCAGCCGCCGACCCTGCCGCCTCGCTGGCCTTCTGGATCGGCCTTCTCACGTCCTCAGCGTTGATCTCGGTCACATACCGCTTGGTGCCGTCCTGCGCGTCGTAGCTCCGGGTCTGAATCTCCCCGTCCACCACCACCAGGTCGCCCTTGTGGATGTACTGCCGCACGAACTCCGCGGTATTGCGCCAGGCCACCACGCTGATGAAGTCGGCCACCTTCTGCCCCGTGTTCTTGTCCTTGAACCGCCGCTGCACCCCCACCCGGAAATTCACCCGCGCAATCCCGCTCTGCGTGGTCGCAAACTCCGGCTCATTGCACAGATTCCCAATGATCGTCACATGGTTGTATGCGTTGCTCATACCCTCTCTATCCTCCGTCTCTCATCGTTATTTCTCCTCTCGTATGTCCCTCTGCGAATCGGTAAATCCGGCTTGACAGTCGTAACGTCTATCATCTCAGCAATTCCGATCCATCGTGTATGTTCCCGACGACCTCGATGTTCCCAGAGCGCCAAGCTGTACTTGACCACGGACGTTCGTGCTCACTTTCTATGGCTGTCATGTCAAACCCGACAAAGCCTTCCAAAGTCCTGTACTCGATTCGCACAAGCCGCCCAA